GCAACAGAACTAACAGCCCAAACAGTAGCGACCTCATTTGAACTTACTTCAATTGCCCCAGCCAGTTTAACTATGGGTTCTACCGATGACCGACTTTTAGAAATAACTTTAACCGCTAAAAATGTTGGTGGTTCTACTATCGCTCACGGACTTACAGAATTACATATTCAAATACCCGAAAGTGTAGGAGACGCTTATTGTCTTTTAGGAGGTCTTCGTCAAGATGATACTACTGATACTGATTTTGATAGTCTTAAAATCACAGCAGACAGTATTGCGGCTAATGCTACTACTGTTAAAATACAAGGTTATTTCCCAATGCAAAGATTGACTGACCCTTATGTTTATCTTCGTTGTAATAACGCCCAGAATGGTTTAGAGATGTCTGTATTGTCTAACGACAGAGGAAGATATAATGCTGATATAATTAATAGCGACATACTCGCAAAAGTTTTCAAAGATGTTGAATATATATCTTATAATTCTGCTACTGGTGATGAATACTTTATGAATTTACAGCAACGTAAGTTGTCTAATTTAAGACTTTTCTTAACAGACAGCAAGGGACGTAAATTAGGTCGTCTTTCATCTCAACGAGATTTAGGGACTGCCGCAGGGAAAGAAACCGCTGGTGAATTTGATAATAAATTTCAATCTACTTTAGGCAATTTATATTTTACCGCAGTTCTTCGTGTTGATATAATTAAAATGTTTGAACCAGCAAAACTACAAAGTGTAGGAGTAAAGCCTCCACCTAACGCCAGAGAAAGCCAATCTGTATTAACTTGGCAGAATTACGGACAACCAAAATACTAAATTTAATTTCACATTTAATTCATTTTTATTTTCATTTTTAATTTAATTAATTTAATTTTTTATTTAATTTAATTTAATTTAATTTAATTTAATTTATTTTATTTTTTTTATCTTGTATATATTATAAAAGTAATGGCAGGTGTCCTTCCGAGCAACGTAAGTTTTTTTATGCAGCGCCTGCAGGGCGTATCTACGAGCCAATTTAAGGTATTCCCGCAGTCAAGCGACGACGCTACTTCGGGTAAGATTATTAGATTTGAAATGCCTTCTAATAGTTTAGTCAATCTCAAAAATTGCCGTATGTTTTTCAATGCCGTAACTGTTGGTGCTGGTGCTTCGTTGCCTAACGACATATCGTCTCTTGTAGAACGTGTTGCTGTATATATGGGGGGAGTTTTAGTCCAAAATAATTTCCAGCATTATAATGTCCTCAAACACACAAAAGCGGCAATCAAACCTTCTTACTGTAATGCGGCACTCGGTCACCCCAATATAGTTCGTGCTAAATCGTATCACGATGGTTCTACTTTCGGTAATACCGACCCAGAGGCGTATGCTGATAAAGACGACCAGTTCTGTATTGATAATTGGGAAGGACTACTTGGGTCAATTGAGCCAAGCATTCTTGATACTGGTATTTGCCCACAGATTACAATTGAAATTACCCTTGCCGACGATACTGTCTGTCCTATTAGTGCGGGTCGTGTATTCCCCGATGGTGCTGGAACTACCGCAGACAATTTTGATAAAGTAGGTTCGGGTAATCCAACTTACAAGTTGTCCAATATTACAATGCAGGTTGAGGTTCTTGGTATGGCTACTTCGGTTTTAGACCAGATTGTAGAACAGCGTATCGCTTCGGTTGGCTACTTATCGCTTCCCTTCAAGAATTACTACACATTCACATCTACTCACACAGGCACTTCCCGTTTCAACGTCAATTCTGCCTCGTGGGATAGACTTTGGTTGGCTTATCGTCCTTCCACTTATTCGGCGAAGGCAGCACCCGCAATCGCCACGGGTTACAAGGTAGGAGGTGATGCTTTCGTTGGTGCGTCGGGGACTGCTACGACTACTACTGTTGATGTTGGACTACCCCAGTATGACGCTGGTGGTGTTCTCGGCACTAACGAAGAGAAATACCTTTCCAAATACTTCCAGTTCAAGCAACTTCTCGCTGATGCGGACACTCCTGCTTACCATCAGTTACAGGTCAATTCCGCTTCTGTTCCCGCTTACCGTATGACTACACCAGAGGCTTTGAGTATGACCTTCGGTGCTGTTGATGGTGAGAAAAACAAGATGCTTACATTAGACCAGTATAAAAAAGATTATTTCGTTCAGTGCTACCGATTTTGCCTACCCGAAAGTGACTACAACCGCTTAGCGTCTGGCCTTGATACAAGGTCGGTATCTGCGATGGGTAGTGTTGAGACCGAGGGTATTGCGTCTTCTAATCTCACTATGTTCGCAGAGTGCACTGCCGAATTGCGCATAGGCTCAGGGCGCGCCATAGAAATTATTGGCTGATGAAATTTAAATAAAAATAAAAAAAATGAAAATATAATAAATAAATGTTTAAAAAATAAAATATTTACTTATTATAAACTATGGTGGATGCCGTTGGACTTTATGCGGGGATTAAACCCCTTAAAAACGCTCGTGAGCCAAACTTTACCGATATGAACCCTGCTATGAGTATGAATGTAGAAAAAAACAATATGGTTCGTAATCATATGCCCGGATACTTTACTGTTCCAAGTAAGACACAGCCAGAATTTAACGATACTTTATTTAGAAGCACTTTGAAACAAGTATTACCAGTAAAAGGTGATATTAATTCTGTTCGTTATGGTCGTGTAGAATTACCCAAAAATGACTACGCTTATCCCTCACAAGGTTACGCAAGACATCAAAATTTAGGATTAGCAACAGATAATCACAAGCCGATGAACCTTCCGGTGATGCCTATAGCAGGGTTCTATAACGCAGATATGGTTAATGTTTTAGGAAACTTACCTGGTTAGATAATCTTGATGTCTTTTAGTTCTTTCGTGTCTTAATTTACGATACAATTGATAAGTTCCACCACATTCGCAATATATATTTTCATAAACTTTTTCTTTTTGTTTTTGTTTAATTAAATCTTTATTTTTTACATAATATTCTTTTGTTTGTTCTGTTAATTTTTCTTTATTATCTTCATAATATTCTTTACGAGTTCTTCCTGGTAATTTTTTATTAACACAATTATTATTTCTTATATACTCATTTTCTTTCTTGTTTAATTCATCTTTATTTTCACAAGGGAAGCATTCTAATAACTCTATACGAACATCATTATATTTTTCATATAGAATTTTTGAAGTTTCACCTCTTCCAGCATTATGTCCTGCTTTTCTATCACATAATTTTTGAGTTGTAGAACCTATATAAATATCATCTCCTTCGGGCGACCATAATTTATAAATTTTAGCGTTATTGTAGTTAGGCATTTATATATATGTTTTATTATGTTTTTATATCTTTTTTTATCAATTTTTTTTTTAAAGTTTATTTTTTATTCATTATCAACCCAGTAATCATTATATACACAATTCGTTCTCGCAACAAAATCATAATTTTTTATATTTTTAGTTTTACTATTAGTATAATGTTGAAAATATCTTTTTATAACATATCCATCTTCATCAATCGCTACATCATAACAATTTAAATCTTCTTTTCTTTCGTGTGGTTCTCCCCAACCTCTCATTACATAAAAAGCATTATCACAATTCTG